CCCAAGAGTCCGGAGACGAGCGTAAGGCCATTGACGAGATCATGACCAAGTTACGTACGCTTGTGGCAGAGACAGGCATTGGTCTGTTCCTCGTGTCACACCTCAGGCGATCCCAAGGTAAGGCACACGAGGACGGTGCTCAGATATCCTTAGGTGAATTACGGGGTTCTCAAGCTATCGCTCAGTTGTCGGACATTGTCATTGGTATGGAACGTGACCAGCAGAACGATAACGAAGACATCAGGAACACGACTACTGTTCGAGTCCTGAAGAATCGTTACACTGGTGAAACTGGACCAGCGTGTTACTTACAGTACGACAGAAGTACCGGAAGAATGACAGAAGTAGCTAATCCTGAAGTAGGAGCAGACTTTTGATCTACCTTGATCTTGAGGCCAACGGTTTAACTCCTGACACCATTTGGTGTGTTGTAACACGGGAGAACGGTGTTTCACAGGTACATACCAACCGTAGTACCCTCTGTGAGGCCCTGGCTGGCTCTGTGAGCGTTTGTGGACACAACCTGATAGGTTATGACCTCCCAGTGCTTAAGCGTCTCTGGGGGCTTTCTGTGGCTCCTGAGAGGGTAGTGGACACACTGGTGTTGTCACGTTTGTTTGACCCAAGCAGACAGGGTGGACACTCGTTGAGAGCTTGGGGTGAAACCTTGGGCTTCCCAAAGGGTGACCATGACGACTGGTCGTGTTTGTCTCCTGCTATGATTGACTACTGTATACAGGACGTAGCAGTCACAGAGGCAGTACATCAGCAGCTTGTCAAGGACATGCAAGATTTTGACCCTAAGTGTATCGAATTGGAACACAAGGTTCAGTTTGCAGTCCAACAACAAGAGCGTAACGGTTGGGTCTTAGATCAGCAATTGGCTAATGAGTTATGTGCAACATTCAAGGAAGGCATGAATGCAATTGAAGCCGAACTACAAGAGATGTTCCCGCCCATTGTCGAAGAAAGGATTTCTGAAAAGACAGGGAAACGACTTAAGGACAAAGTTACAGTTTTCAATGTTGGGTCCAGACAACAAGTGGCAGAACGACTTGCAACTAAGGGTGCGAAGTGGAACGAGAAGACGCCAAGCGGAAAGCCCGTTGTCGATGAGAAGACGCTTAAGGAGAACAACCACGTCCCTGAGGCAGGAAAAGTTTTGGAGTACCTTACTCTTCAAAAGCGATATGCGCAAGTACATTCTTGGTTAGAAGCCGTTAAGGAGGACGGTAGAGTACACGGTCGTGTCATTAGTAACGGAGCAGTAACAGGTCGAATGACACATCAGAGTCCCAACATGGCCCAAGTCCCAGCAAGCCACAGTCCTTATGGACATGAGTGTCGCTCCTGCTGGACTGTACCTGAAGGGAAGAAGCTAGTAGGTTTCGACGCTAGTGGCCTTGAGCTACGAATGTTGGCGCACTACATGGACGACAAGGAGTTTACCAATGTCCTCCTCACCGAAGACATTCATACACGAAACCAAATGGCTGCAGGGCTTGAAACAAGACCTCAAGCAAAGACTTTCATATACGCTTTCCTCTACGGGGCTGGAGATGCCAAAATTGGAAGTGTCGTTGGAGGAAGCGCAAGAGATGGCGCAAATCTTAAACAGCGATTTCTCCGAAATACACCTGCTCTTGAAAGTCTACGAGAACGGGTTACTAGAGCATCTCAGCGAGGCTATCTCAGAGGACTTGATGGTAGAAGGCTTAGAGTTAGATCTGAACATGCTGCATTGAATACTCTGCTCCAAGCAGCAGGTGCAATCGTAATGAAAAAAGCACTGGTGATCTTGGACGACTACGCACAGCAGTGGAAACTTAACTACAAATTCATAGGTAACATTCATGACGAAGTACAATCGGAGGTGGCTGCAGACCAAGCAGAGAAGTTTGGCTGGCTCGCAGTGGAGTGCCTTAAGGCGGCAGGCGTGGAGTATAACCTTAGATGCCCCCTTGACGGAGAATACAAAGTCGGTACAACATGGGCGGAGACACACTGATGACAAGTAAGATGAACTACAAAAGAGGCGAAGGTAAGTATTATAAGGACAGTCCAGAAGCTGTTTGGAAAAGAGACCAAACCAAAATGTTTGTTAATGGTAAGTACGTACCTAAGTCTCATCCTCTACATAAGCCGGGGAAGTATAAGACCTTCGAGGACGCTGCCTTTAGCAGTCTTGAGAAGTACGAAAGCAGTACAGAAGGTCAAGTGTACGTAATAGTAAATCCTAACTTCCCTGAGTGGGTTAAGGTTGGTATGGCTGTTGATGCGGCAGACAGACTCAATGGGTATCAAACCTCTTCACCTTTTAGGGATTTTGTGTTAAACTATAGTTGGGACGTTAACGATAGACGTGCTGCAGAGTCAGAAGCTCATAGCGAACTACAAAAGTTGTACGAAAGACGTAGTGAGTGGTTTAAATGCACACCAGAGCAAGCCCAAGAGGTTGTCTCAGGCATAGTAGGAAGTTACCAATGAAGAATGTATATACATTAGTAGACGACATCTACAAACTTGTTAAGACCAAGAGAGTAGACAAAGACGTTGACATCGAAGAGTGCATAGACCTATTCGGTGAAAACGTGAAGGACCTTATGCGTAAGGAGTTTGGACAGAGACGTGCTTGGGACGGTCGTAAGCTACGTATGTCCAACATCGGTAAAGGAGACCGCTTCTTATGGAATCACTACAACAATGTTCAGAAGTCAGAGGAGATGCAAGGACATACTCTTGTTAAGTTCCTTTACGGTCATCTGATTGAAGAACTATTACTATTCCTAACGAGGGCATCAGGACATGAGGTTACCGCCGAACAGAAGCAGTGTGAAATCAAGGGCATTACGGGTTCTATGGACTGCAAAATTGACGGTGTTGTCACAGACGTTAAGAGTGTTTCGAGCTACGGGTTTAAGAAATTCAAAGACGGTACGCTGGCTTACGATGATCCATTTGGATACGTCGCTCAAATTAAAGGATATGCAGAGGCAGAGGGTCAGACAACTTTTGGCTGGCTTGCGATGGACAAGCAAAACGGACACCTAACGTACCTCATGTACGATCAGGAGGACACTCAAGCCCCTGTGTACGAGAAGATAGGGTTTGACATCACAGACCGCATTGAGCACGTACAGTTAATGGTGGAGAAGCAAGAGCCGCCAAAGCAGTGCTACGAGCCAAAGCCAGACGGCAAGAGTGGTAACATGAAGTTGGACATCGGTTGCTCGTACTGTGCGTACAAGAAAGCCTGTTGGCCCGGCCTACGTGCCTTCTCTTATTCAACAGGTCCAAGGTTTTTAACGGAGGTGGTCAATGAGCCGAAGGTCCAAGAAATCAGCATTTAGAAGCACGTTTGAAGAAGATGTCAGCAAGATACTGAAGGATTTTGATTATGAACCATTCACGGTCCCTTACGTTATTAGTCGGTCTTACCGTCCTGATTTCGTACATAATGCTTCCGGTACTCTTGTTGAATGCAAAGGATATTTTCGGGACGGAGACACGAAGAAGTACACCAGTGTCAGAGACAGTCTCCCCGAAGGACAAGAGCTAGTGTTTGTTCTGATGTCGCCCAACAAAAAGATACGAAAAGGTGCCAAAATGACAATGGCACAATGGTGTGACAAAGAAGGAATACTATGGTATAATATAGAGACATTACAGGAGTTGATTAACTATGTCACTAACACTAGAGGAAGTTAAGGAACGCCTCTTGAAAACCTTTGACCCGGACGACCTGCTGGAGGCCCTACAGATAACCTCAGAAGAGATGCTGGACAGGTTTGAGGACAAGCTAATCAACAGACTAGATGTGTTTGAACAAGAGCTAGAGGAGGAAGAAAATGAGTATTGACGATGCGACTCCTGCAGAGTGGGACACAATTACTGCACTAAACAACCTGTCCGTAAGGAAACCGAAGAAGGTAGACCCTGTGGACCAACCTGACCACTATAACAAAGGATCAATCGAAGCTATCGAAGCAATCAAAGCGTCCATGCCTGAACATGAGTTCAATGGTTATCTCAAGGGTAACGCACTGAAGTACCTCTGGCGCTACGACTACAAAGGTAAACCAGTGGAGGACTTACGTAAATGCCGCTGGTACATCGAACGACTAATCAAGGAACTAAATTAATGGACGCATATCAACAGTACATACACAAGTCACGATACGCTCGTTACCTACCAGAGGAACAGCGACGGGAGACTTGGGAAGAAACAATTGACCGCTACCTAAACTTCTGGATTGAGAAGGGCAAGCTAACACTTGAGCAGGCTAACGGAATCTTTGCAGACATCCATGACATGGGCGTTATGCCCTCCATGCGAGCACTCATGACTGCCGGAGAAGCACTAGACCGTGACAATGTAGCTGGGTTTAACTGCTCCTACATGCCTATCGACCACCCTAAAGCATTTGACGAGATGATGTACGTTCTCATGTGCGGCACTGGAGTGGGCTTTAGTGTAGAGCGTCAGTACGTAACAAAATTACCAGAAGTAGCAGAGGAATTCCATGATACCGATACAGTTATACATGTCGCCGACAGCAAAATTGGATGGGCTAAAGCTTACCGGGAACTTGTTAGCTTGTTGTATTCAGGCCAACTTCCGAAATGGGACGTGTCTGGAGTACGACTTGCAGGGGCAACCCTTAAGACCTTCGGAGGTAGAGCATCTGGTCCAGAACCTCTTGTCGATTTGTTCAACTTCACAGTCAGCGTCTTTCGGGAAGCTGCTGGACGTAAACTTAGCTCCATTGAGTGCCACGATATCTGCTGTAAGATTGCACAGATCGTCGTTGTCGGAGGTGTACGCAGGTCCGCTCTCATCAGTCTGTCTAACCTCACTGACGATAGACTCCGACGATGCAAGTCAGG